TTGGGCGGAGAACCATTTTATCAACGGCAATTTGACACCTGCTTGGATTTCTTGTATAATCATACTAACAAGGATCTGGAGTTCAACATCGTGAGCAATCTCATGGTTGATTCAAAAAGACTGCGTGACTATGTTGAACGAATCAAGAGCCTAGTGGCCGATCGACGCATTAAACGATTTGAAATCACAGCCAGCATAGATTGTTGGGGCGATCAGCAGGAGTATGTGCGACATGGTTTAGATTTACAACAATGGAAACAGAATTTTGAATATTTGGTCAACCAACGATGGATAACTTTGAACATCAATCAGGTCATATCAGTGCTAACTGTGCCCACCATGACAGATTTAATCGCCTACATAAACACACAAAGAACGGACAGAGAAATAGGACATCACATGATCACAGTCAATGAGCCCACGTACATGAATCCAGATATCATGGGATCTGGATTCTTTGAACCGTATTTTGCACAGGTCCTGGAAGTCATGCCCGCTGATACCTGGCAACAACAAGAAGCAAGAAAATACATGCAAGGTGTCAGACAACAAATAGCCGCCGCCGATGCTAATCTCATAGAAATCAACAAGTTGCGTACTTATCTTGACGAACTTGATCGCAGACGCAGTACCTCGTGGCAACAAACTTTTCCTTGGTTAACCGGAGTCCTGGATGTTTTATAATCGCATAGTAGCAGATCTAAGCGTCATACCTGAATTTATTGAATACTATGAAGGAGAAATGACCTCGGCAAAAACCGAAATAAGAATACGTGGTCGGGTAGAAAAAGAACTGTCAGACTTGCCAGGCATGACCGAACACAGATTCAATCAACTGCAAGAGATTGAAGCAGTATTAGAATACCTAAACATACAGTTGCGTAAGATTCGACAACGGCATTACAAAAAGTATCTGGAAGCCTATGCTCGAGCACTCACGTCAAGAGATGCTGAAAAATATGCCGAAGCTGAGGATGAAGTCGTCGACATGGAAACCATTATCAACGAAGTAGCCTTGTTGCGTAATCGTTGGCTGGGAGTGATGAAAGGTATAGAGAGCAAAAATTTCATGTTAGGACACGTGGTGCGTTTACGCACAGCAGGCATGGAGGACATAGTGGTATGATCGATTGGAAATCTCGTGCCGATGAATTGCTGGCAGAGTTTGATCTGTGTTGTCGAGCCAAACCACGCCATGACGCTGTAAACGTGCAATTGGAAAAAGACAACTGTGCCAAATTTGCTCATTACTTGAACACACAACGAGCCTGGGGCACAGAAAATCAAATAGCCGAAGCCTGCTATCAACTTGAACCTAGACTGCAAAGATTAAAAGAAAAACTAGTCATGGAAATACTACAGCATGGGCCAATTTAGCAATCAACATTACAGTCATGAACACAGTTTAGAAGTTTTAAATTTGTTGTATGGTTATGACAGTTTTCTTGACAGCCTAACCACCATAGCCGATATGGGCTGTGGATCGGGACTAGATGTTGAATGGTGGGCCAGTTTAACAACACGTGACGATCCCCCGGAACCAAGAAACTACACAGTGTATGCAGTAGATCAAGATGTCAGCAGGATCGACCCAGATATTTTATCTCGCAACCCAAACATAATTCCAATACAAAAAAACTTTGAAGAAAGAGTCATACCCAGACAAGTAGATTTGATTTGGAGTCATGACAGTTTTCAATATGCCTTAGAACCTTTTAAATGTCTGCGTGTCTGGAAAGAAACTCTGCAAGAAAACGGCATGTTGATTTTAACAATACCACAAGGCGTGTATGTAAAAAACAGTAGTTTGGTAGTGGAGCAACACAACCATCAATACTACAATTACAACATGTTAAATTTAATTTACATGTTGGCTATCACAGGATTTGATTGTAACGATGCCTATTTCTATCGCAAACGTAACAGTCCTTGGTTGTATGCAGCCGTATATGCCAGTGGCCATGAGCCATTGACACAGCAGGCCACCTGGTATGATCTTGCTGATCGTGGGTTACTCAACGACAGTTTGATGAACAGCGTGAATCAACACGGTCATGCTCGCCTAGAAGACCTGGTTGTGACCTGGCTGGATAAAGATTACTATAAGATAACAGACTAATATGAAAATAGCAGTGGTCAGTGGGGGATTCGATCCCGTACATTCTGGGCATATCAAACTAATCAAAGCAGCTCGAGCCTTGGGTGATCAACTCATAGTTGGTATCAACAGCGATGAATGGTTGGCACGAAAAAAAGGTCGGGCATTCATGCCCTGGCAGGAACGCCTGGCTGTTCTTAATAATTTAAAACAGGTGGATGAAGTTTACACCTTTGATGACGACGACGGCACAGCCTGTCACCTGTTGCAACAAGTACGAGCACACTATCCTACAGCTCATATCATATTTGCCAATGGCGGTGATCGCACACAGGACAACATTCCTGAAATGAGCGTACCGGGTGTGGAGTTTGTATTTGGCGTTGGTGGCACTGACAAAGCCAACAGCAGTAGTTGGATTCTTGAGGAGTGGAAAGCACCTCAAACTCCGCGGCCTTGGGGTTATTATCGTGTACTACATGAAGTGCCTGGCACCAAGGTCAAAGAACTCACAGTAGAACCGGGACAAAGCCTAAGCATGCAACGTCACAAACAACGTGGCGAATACTGGCACGTATCTGCTGGTCGTTGCATGGTAGAAAGTGCCACAGAAGAAAGATTTATTTTAAAAACACATGCCAAGTATCTGATAGGTGTTGATGAGTGGCATAGGCTGTATAACCCCTTTACAGAACCCTGTAAAATAGTAGAAATACAATACGGACCCAACTGCACGGAAGATGATATCGAACGCAGATAAATACTGCTATGAAAACAACAGAATTTTTAGCAGAAGCCGGTTTAGTTAAAACTAAACTCAGACGAGAATATCTAGTAAATTTGGCCAAGGCCATTGAGGGAGGAATTCCAATTGATCTGGTGCCCGATGCACATGCCAAATACGGATCTTCGGTGGTAATCAAGCCCAAATATGCTAAACTATTACGTTCAGTGGCAAAAAATGCCCAGGCAAATTCAGCAAACTATCTAGTATTAACCAACGACCTTCCTGACATCAGCCGACTTGAAACCCAAGACAACGAACCGTTGTTGTTGACATCGATCGAAAAAAGTGACATTCTCAAAGGCGGCGGAAAAGGATACAACGTGGGCGATATTGGTGAAATTGCACTAGGAATTGCAGCCAGTATTAAATTTTTAAAACATGGTGAAGAAGTTACACGAAAAGATTTTTTATCCCTGGCCTTGAGACTAAAATTTGGTTCAAGACTGACCAAAAAAGGCAAAGTCGGCGGCGCCATGGAGCTGACCTACACAGGTCGAATCAAACATAAAAATGGTAAAGAAGACGATATGTCTCTTATTATTGTGGCCAACGGACCTAGTGCAAAAAAATTCAGAGAATTTATTCAAAATCCAGAAACTTTTCCCGCAGATGTCGCCGCATCAATTGAATCGGCCTTGCTGTATGTCAAAGAAAACGGCAATATCAAGAACGGTATCGAATACACAGCCAACGACCCCAACACCAACATCATTGAAATAACCTGCGATGGTATCAGTGATCAAAAAGGAACCAAGGCTGACTTGGTAATGAACATTGATGGACGACGCATTAATTTACTCAGTGCCAAGACAGGCAAGAGCCAATTGGGGCAGGCATCTGGTCACCAATGGACAAATCAGCAAATATTTTTTAAAACTGTGTTTGGAGTTAATATTGCGCCATTTGCTAAACTATGGGGCAAAACCAACGATGAACACATTGCAGCTCTGCAAAGAATTTGGAGTGAACTAGTGATTCCAAAATGTGCAGGTCTGGCAGCCGGTGACAACACATCTAAAGAAAGAATACTGGTAAAAACCATTGCCGGAGGATTGATACGTTACAGCAATAACATTGGCGCCGGCGGCGAAGTTGAAGTAGTTGACATAGTCAAACTGGCCACAGATCCGTCAAAACCTGGATACAAATTATTAAGAATTGATTCAAAATTAACAGATGCCTTGGACAAAGTAAACATCATTGTAACATGGCCCGAAAGCCGCATGGGCGTAAATGTGTATGGTCTGGTCCCAAATACATTGAAAAACGGAACAGTTACACAAAAGAAAGTGAGCCTGTGTAGATTTTGGAGCACTGTGGGTGGAAACATTTTACGAACAGCGGTACAGGGTGGAGATCTGCTGGATGAGCTTGCTGCGGTTGCCAAAGAAGCAGATGTTCCAACAACAGCCAAACCGCCAGCAACAAAACCAGTGCCACTTGCACCTAAAAAAGTTGCACCTGCACCACAGATTCAACAACCCAATGCAGACACGCAACCTGACTCAGACGCTGGACTAGAAATACCTGTTCCAACAGCCACACCTCGTGCTCGACGAACTGCAACACAACCAGTACGTGCTCGTAGATAGTCCTTGACTTAAAAAGCAAAATTTGTTATACTAACACCATTGGGCCTTTAGCTTAATGGTAAAGCAGTCGACTCATAATCGATTGAGTGTAGGTTCAATTCCTACAAGGCCCACCATAGCCCCGATGGCGGAATTGGTAGACGCACTGGATTTAGGTTCCAGCGCCGCAAGGTGTGCGAGTTCGAGTCTCGCTTGGGGCACCAAAATATGTTGTCTTTGTGCAGTGCGTATAAATATCAGTAGAAGTACTTAGTTTTATATCCGTAACACAATCTATAAGTTGACTATCGCACAACGTACATGTATAATGTATTGTATTGATCTAAAAAGGAGAAAAAAATGGCAACATCAGTAAAAGGCAGTAAAACAGAACAATGCTTAAAAGATGCATTTGCAGGTGAAAGCAAAGCCAACCGTCGCTACTTGTATTTCGCGAACATGGCTGACGTAGCAGGCGCACCTGACGTGGCAGCAGTATTCCGCTCCACAGCCGAAGGTGAAACCGGTCATGCACATGGCCATATGGAATATCTAATCACAGGCGGCGCAGGTGACCCAGAAACTGGCTTACCAGCCGGTTCAGTACAACAAGCCCTAGAAAGTGCTATCGCCGGCGAAACACATGAGTACACAG